GCGCGCGCAGGAAGCAGAGAACCAGGGCCGCACGGCCGACGCGGCGCGCATCCGCCTGGAGGCGCAGTACAAGGACCTGCTGGCGAGACTTGAAGCCGAAGGCAACGCCGCCGGCGCGCGGCTGATCCGCGGCTTGATCGACACCGGTGTGGCAAAGGCGCAGTTCGATGAGCTGCGCGCGCTGGCCGAGCGCTTCATTGTCGAGCTTGAGCGCAAGCGGGCAGGTATCGAGGGCCGCGTGAACAGCGGCGAGATCACGCCCGAGCAAGGCCGCGCCGAAGGCGACACCGCTACCGCTGCCGCCCTGGCCAACCTGGGGCCGATCAACGCCCAGGTGCAGCAGCTGGCGGCATCGATGAAGGATCCGGCGCTGCTGGATGCGGCCAACCAGCTGGGCGACGCCATCGCGCGCATCGGGAACAAGTCGGTGACGGGCCTGAGCGGATCCATCGCCGACCTGCGGATCAGCCTGGACCAGCTTCAACAGGGCTTCGCGAAGGCTGCCGTGAATGCCGGCGTGAACGCGATGACGAACTTCTTCACCGACCTGGCCAGCGGCACCAAGAGCGCCGGCGATGCGATCCGCGACTTCGTCCGGGGCTTCGCCGCGTCCATGGCTGCGCTGGCGGCGCGCGTGTTGGCCACCGTCATCGTGCTGAAGGCCCTGGAGGCCGCCACGGGAATCCCTGCATCCACCCTGGCGGCGCTGGGCGGTGTCGGGGCGAACGTCAAGCACTCCGGCGGCATGGCCGGCACCGGCCCGACGCGCCAAGTGCCTGCGCTGGCCTTTGCCGGCGCCCCGCGCTTCCACGGCGGCAGCAACATCCTGGGCCTGAAGTCGGACGAGATCCCGGCCATCCTGCAGACTGGCGAGCGTGTGCAGTCGCGCGCCGAGGTGGCTGCGATGGCCAGCGGCGGCGGCCAGGGCACCCGCATCATCAACGTGATCGACCCGAACCTGGTGGGCGACTACCTGGCCACCGCGGCCGGTGAGCGCGTGGTCCTGAACGTGATCGAGCGCAACAGCGGCGCCATCCGCCAGAAGCTGGCCTGACGCAGCCATGTCCAAGCCGTGGCTCTACCGCCCCAACGGCGCAGTGATCGAGCGCCTGGAGTGGATGACCGACATCTCGACGGCCTTCGACGCCGGCGAACAGCGCATCGCACTGCGCGCGCACCCGCGCCGGACGTTCGAGTTCCAGGTCGGTCTGATCGACCGCGAGCGGCGCACCGCAGAGAACCTGTTGCACGGCTGGCAGGCGCAGTCCTTCGACCTGCCGGTGTGGATGGACTGCCAGGCCCTGCAGGCTGCAGCCGACGCTTCCGACACGGTCCTCTTGGTCGACACCACCACACGCGACTTCCGCGCCGGCGGCAAGGTGCTGATCAGCGACGGCACGCCTTTCGCGCACGAACTGGGCGAGGTCGCCAGCCTGACCGACAGCGCGATCACGCTCGCCGACCCGCTGGCGTCGGCCTGGCCAGCAGGCGCCGAGGTCTACCCGGTGCGCACGGCACGGCTGGAAGAGGACTTGACGCTGGCACGTTTCACCGGCGGCACCAGCTACGGCCGACTGCGCTTCGAGTGCACCGACATCAGCGCCTGGCCGCCGGCCACCGGCGGCACCACCTACCGCGGCTTCCCGGTGCTGACGCAGGCCCCCAACTGGACCGAGGACATCGAACAGGGATTCGTGCGCAAAATGGCGCGCTTCGACCCGGGGACTGGGCCGGCGCTGTTCGAGGAGGAGGGCAGCGGGGCCCTGATGATGCAGACCCATCGCTGGCTGCTGGACGGCCGCGCCGAGATCGACGCATTCCGGCGCTGGCTGTACGCGCGCCGCGGCATGCTGGCCGCGTTCTGGCTGCCGACCTTCGCGCTGGACTTCGAGGTGGTGGCGGCGGTCGGCTCCGGCGACACCACGATCCAGGTCGAGCACTGCGGGTACACCGACCTCATCGCCCAGGACATCGGCCGCCGCGACGTGCGCATCGTGCTGCGCAACGGCACGGCCTACCACCGCCGCATCACCGGCAGCACCGAACTGAGCGCCACCGTCGAGCAGCTGACGATCGACACCGCGCTTGGCGCCGCCGTAGCGCCGGCCGACATCGCCAGCGTCAGCTACCTCGACCTGGTGCGCCTGGCGGGCGATGGCGCGGAAATCATCTGGCACGGCTGGGACCTGGCCGAGGCCAGGCTCAACACACGAGGTGCCCGCAATGACCTATGACGCCAGCGAGTCCAGCATCCAGGGCGGCGAGCCGGTCGAACTGTACGAGTTCCGGCGCGGCAGCATCGTCGACCGCTATACCTCGACCGACAGCGACATCGTGGTCGACGGCGACACCTACCTGGCCGCCACGCTCAAACGCAGCGAGCTCGACACCAGCAGCGAGCGAGCGCGCAGCGCGGTGCGCATCACGTGCGCGCGCAACTTCCCCATCGCCGAGCTGTTCCGCGTGTCGCCGCCGCCCTACGTGGTGGCCTTCACGCTGCGCCGCGTGCACCGATCCGACCTGACCGATGTCGCCGTGATCTGGGTCGGCCGCGTGCTCAACGCCGAATGGCACGGCGCCACGGCGGACCTCAGCTGCGAACCGGTAACCACGTCCATGAAGCGCATGGGCCTGCGTCGCAAGTACCAGCGCCAGTGCCCGCTGGTGCTGTACGGGCAGGGCCTGGGCCAGTGCAACGTGAACCGCGACGCGCACAAGACCACGACCACGGTCACGGGCATCAGTGGCCAGGTGCTGACGGTGGCCGCGCTGACGTCGAAGCCATGGGCCGGCGGCTTCGTGGAGTGGGAGGCGCCCGACGGCAGCGTCGAGTACCGGTTCATCGAGAGCTTCACGGGTCTGGACCTGAAGCTCTCGCAGGCCTTCCACGGCCTCGCGGTGTCCGACACGGTGACGGTCAGCCCTGGCTGCAACCACACACAGGCGATGTGCAACGCGACCTATGCGAACGGGGCGAACTACGGCGGCTTTCCATTCACGCCGCTGAAGAACCCGTTCGACGGCACGCCTGTTTACTGAAGGGAGATCGACGATGGGCGCCGACTGGATCTACTACGTCTATGTGCTGATCGCGGCCTATGTCATCTCGGCCGCGCTTGCCCCCAAGCCTGTGCAGCCCAAGCCGGCCGCGCTGGAAGACTTCGACCTCCCGACGGCAGAGCAGGGCCGCGAGATCGCGGTCATCTTCGGCACGGTCACCGTCACCGGCCCCAACGTGGTCTGGTACGGCAACCTGCGCAGCGAGGCGATCACCTCACCGAGCGACAAGAAGTGACCGAGCCGATGGTCAGGATCGAGCACTGCGTCGGCACCGACGGGAAGCGGTACTGCGTGCCCGGCATGCGCGCCTTCGCTGCCCGGCATGGGCTGGATTTCAGAGCCTTCCTGCGCGGCGGCGTGCCGGCGGCAGAGCTTGAGCGCACAGGCGACGCGATGGCGCTGAGAGCAGCGCAGCGCGCGCGAAAGGAACACGAGCATGGGCAGCAGTAGCGGCGGCCAGACCACCGGCTTCAGGTACTTCATGGGCCTGCACTTCGGCATCTGCCATGGGCCGATCGACCTGCTGCGCCGGATCATCGTCGGCGACCGCGTCGCGTGGCACGGCGATCAAGCGGACACCGGCCAGATCACCATCAACGCCCCAGACCTGCTGGGCGGCGATGAGCGCGAGGGCGGCATCGTCGGCGATGCGCACGTGCTCATGGGCGAGCAGACGCAGACCCTACCGTCCTGGGTGGCAGCGTTGCTGCCTTCACCATCGCCGGCCTTCCGCGGGGTGATGAGCCTGTTCTATGACGGCCAGATCAGCGCGAACAACCCCTACATCAAGCCCTTTGCCTTCAAGGCGCAGCGCATCTTCGCCGGCTGGCACAACGACACGACCTGGTATCCCGAGAAGGCAGCCATCGGCGAGCTGGTCGCCGGCGCCGATGCGTTGACCCTGCTGCAGAGCCGGTTCGCAGATGGCAACGCGAATGACGAGAGCGCCTATGCAACAGGGGCCCCGACGCAGGATGGCGGCACGGTGGTGGACGGCGCCTTCGTGGTCGACAACGCGACCTCTGGCACGCCAGTGCAGGAGTACCTGGAATACCTTGACGCCGGATTCCAGACCAACGGCGGCGACCTGACGTTCGAACTCTTCGCCGAATGGGAGCAGACACCCAACGCCGACTACACCACCATCTGCGAGATCCTGACCAACGTCGCCGTTTCGTCGTCGTTCCACCGCTTCGGCTACATCGGAGATCAGGGTGACCTGGTCTATGACGACTTCTCTTCGTCGTCTGGTACTGTGCCTGCTCCTTCTGGCTTCCCGAGCCGGTCGCACCTGGCCATCGTGTTCTCGGCCACCAGCCTGCGCGCCTACGTCAACGGCGAGAAGGTCTTCGAACAGTCGGGCGACCAGCGTCCTGGTGCGGCAGCGATGAGGGTGCGCATCGGCGACCCAGTGGGCTGGTCATCTGGCCGCACAGCATTCCGCGTGGCCGGGTTCCGTGTGCGCCAGGAAGAGGTCTACACCGGCGACAGCTTCGAGCCGCCGACCAGCATCCCCGACCCCGACGGCGCGCAGGCCAGCACGGGCAATCTGCTGATGAACCCCGCGCACATCATCTACCAGTGCGCGACTGATCCGGTGTGGGGCATGGGCTACCCGACGTCGGCGATCGACGAAGTCAGCTTTACCGCCGCTGCCGACACGCTGTTCGATGAGGACTTCGGCCTGTGCATGCTGTGGAACAAGCAAGAGGAGATCGGCACCTTCATTCGCCACGTGCTGGACCACATCGGCGCCGTCTTCTACTGCGACCCGAAGACAGGCAAGTTCGGCCTGAAGCTGATCCGCGGAGACTATGACCCCGACAGCCTGCCGGTGTTCGATGAGTCGAACGTCGTCGCGCTCGAATCGTTCCAGCGGGTGGGCTACGGCGACACTGTCAACGAGGTGACCGTCGTCTACCGCGACGTCGAGACGAACAAGGACACGCCGGTCACCGCGCAGAACCTGGCCAACATCCAGGCCCAGGGGGCGGTCGTCACGCAGACCAGGCAGTACCCGGGCCTGCCAAATGCCGACCTGGCCATGCGCGTGGCGCAGCGCGACCTGATCGCTGTGTCGACTCCGCTGGCGAAGGCCCGGCTGGTGCTACAGCGAAACGCATGGACACTGTTTCCCGGGCAGACCATCAAACTGAACTGGCCGAAGTTGGGGATCGACCATGTCGTGTTCCGCGTGCTCACGGTCAACTACGGCACGCTCGAGCAAGGCGCCATCCATGCCGAGATCGCTGAGGACGTGTTCGGCATGCCGGCCAGCAGCTACGCCGATCAGGAGCCGCTGGGATGGATCGAGCCTGACACCAGCCCGGACCCGGTTGTGCTGCAATCGATCATCGAAGCCCCGTACCGATCACTGGTGGCGGCCATGACCGCAGCAGAGCTCGCCGCAGTCGACGAAGACGCGGCCTACCTGTGCGCACTGGCAGCCAAGCCAAGCCCCAGCGCGATGACCTACGAGGTCAACAGCCGCGTCGGGTCGGCCGCCTTCGAGGGTCGTGGGCCCGGCGCGTTCGTGGCCTACGCAGAACTTGCCGACGACATCGGCCCCACGGACACCACGATCGATCTCGGCAATGCCGTCGACCTGTCGATCGTTGCCACCGGCACGCTGGCCGTGATCGGCAGCGGCCAGGCGGCCGAGATGGTGCGCATCGATGCGGTCAACCTCACAGCCACTTCGGTGACTGTCTCGCGCGGGATGCTCGACACGGTGCCGGCGCCGCATGCGTCAGGCGACGTCGTGTTCTTCGATGACGGCCGATCAGCGCCAGATCGCACAGAGCGCGCAACCGGCGAGACGGTCGACTTCAGGCTGCTGACGCGCGCCACCGGCGGCAAGCTGCCCATGTCGAGAGCGACCATCATGTCGGCCACGGCAGCGCAGCGGCAGCATCGGCCCTATCCGCCCGGGAACGTGCGCATCAATGGCGACGCCTACCCGGCATCGGCAGAGGATGCGCTGACCATCACCTGGGCCCACCGCGACCGCCTGCAGCAGACGGCCGGCTACATCGATCAGGACGACGGCAACATCGGCCCCGAGGCGGGCACCACCTACAGCGCCGAGCTGCGCAACGCCTCCAACGTCGTGCTTGCATCAGCGACGGGCCTGACGGGCACCAGCTGGTCGCCGACGGTCATGCAGGGCGGCACCTACGATGCGACCCTGCGGCTGTGGTCCGTGCGGGGCGGCCTGGAGAGCTGGCAAGTGCACCAGCACACCTTCTCCTACACCACGGCCGGGCTGACGATCGAGGCGCCAGGCCGTACAGGCGCGGTGACTGCGAGCCTGGTCTTCCCTGCGGCCGGCGCGACGATCACCATGGCCCTGACGCAGGCTGCGCAGGCAGCCAAGCCGGCCACCGGCTGGCGCTCAACGATGTCCTTCGCGACGCTGGGCGGCTTCTCGACGGTGGGCGAGGGCACGGTTCTGACGGCGCAGTTCACGCGCTTCTATTCGGTGGACGGGGCCCCGTTCGCAGAGGCGACCCAAGCAGGCATCCAGCTGCTTGCGTCGCGCACGCGAGAGCAGGCGATGAACGACTGGGCATCAGCCGCGAACAACAACCTCACCCTGCGCGCCTATGGCTGGGCCATCTACCTGTCAGGCTCGGAGGCCAATCCGACGGCCGAGCTTGTGGGCCCCGTTGGGCAGGAGTGGGATGTCTTCCCAACGCCGCCCGGCACGCCCCCGTGGTCGCTCATCTGGGGGCTGCAGCAGTCAATCGCTGATCGCGGTGGCCCCGCGATCCTGGAGGACCTTCCGCAGATCGTCACCGCCACGCTGGCCGGCACGCCAAACCCGGGCGACATCTATACGGTCAGGCTGGCGGGCGTCGACTACGCCTACACGGCGCTGCCGAGCGACTCCCTCAACGACGTGGCCTACGGGCTGGCCCTGGCGATCGATGCGGCATCGGCCTTCAGCGCCACGTCATCAGATGCTGTTGTCACGATCAGCGGCATCACCCCGAGCAACGTGTTCACCTACGCGGCCCAGGCCTCCGGCGCGCGCGCCTACGGAGAACTCGGCGCCGATCCGCACTGGTCGAACGTGGTGCTGCTGCTCAACACCATCGGCGCCAACGACTCGACCACATTCACCGACGCCAGCACCAGCGCCCATTCGGTCACCGCAGTTGGCGACCTGAAGGTGACGAGCAACGAACTTTGGTCAGATGGGGCCGGCGACTATGGCCTGATCCCGAGCAGTTCCGACTTCGACTTTGGCTCTGGCGACTTCACGGTCGAGGAGATCAGTGCGGTCGTGAACAACCCGCAGACAGGGCCTATCGCACTGCAGGCCTACTGGAAGACGGGCGGTGCCACGCTGGCTTGGTTCTTCGGCGTGGACAACGACAACAAGCTGGTCTTCTACTACTCGCTGGACGGGATGTCTGGCGTGTTCTCCGCGGTGACTTCTGGCACCGTGGCTGTTGGCACCACGAAGCAGCACAAGGCCGTCTCCAGGATTGGCGGCACACTGCGGCTGTTCATCAACGGGGTGAAACTCTACGAGGGCTCGCACCCGGGCACGATCTACGCGCCGAGCACAACGCCGCTCACCATCGCCGGTGTGGACTACGCGTCAACCAGCGCCAGCACGCAGATGCGGCTGAAGCATCGCACGCTGAGGATCACCAAGGGCGTCGGGCGCTACTCGGCCGACTTCACGCCGCCGACGGGGCCGTTCCCGACCTACTGACCGTCAGCGATGGCCTCGCGGCGCGCGTCGGCCTCGGCCTTGCGCCGCCGGAGCGCATCCGGCGTGTTGCAGTGCGCCCACTTGCTGCGATGGTGGCGGCGGCGACTTTTCATGGTTGATGTACCGACGTGTTAGGCGCTACCAGTCTTCAGCCGCAAATGGCCTCGGGAACGGGCCGCCTTCGGCAATCTCGCGCGCCAGTTGCTCGGCGAACGTGCGCTGCACGGGCGGCTCCGCGCCGTCGCTCTCGTCCACGAAGATCAGCCGCTGCAACTGCTCGTCGCTCAGCTCGTACTGCTCGCTGGGGTCATCGAAGCACTCGGGGCCGCACTGGCGCTTACCCTCTTCCACGCACGCGGCTAGGCTCTCGCCTACCCACCACTCGTTGTCGTCCATCCGGTACACGCGGATGCGGTGCGCTTCGGCACCAGCGCCTAACCCGTCGCTCAACCGGACCTCGGCCGGCACTGCCTCATTCATGCGTTGCTCCTGTCGGGCCTCGGCCCGGTTAGCTCTGCGTTGGGCGTCATGAGGTCTGGCCCAGCCGAATGCGAGTCAGCTCCCACAGGTGCTGGTACATCTCTGCGCCAAGCACCTCGCGCGCCACTTCCTTGAACGTTGCAATGTGCTGTGCGTTCACATCGTTCGATGCGCGAATGCGCTCCATGCGGGCCGCATCGGCGGCCTGCTGGCGCTCTGTCATCTCGCGCTGGGCAGCCTTGCGGGCCTCTGCAGCCGTCAGCACTGCGTTCTTGTTGAGTGCAGCCGCTGCGGCCTTCTTCCTGCGCGCAAGCTCGCGGGTGATCCAGCCCCTGTGAAGGTGCAGCACCCGTAGCGCTTGCCTGGCGCCGCGCGCCCACCTGGCGCCCGGGTCTGCCTCAAGGCGGCCGGTCAGCATCACGCACTCGGCCTCGTGCGCCGCAAACTGGCGCTCAAGCTCGTCCGTAGGCATGGCGGCCACCTGCTCCACAGAAACGATCTGCCGCGCCAGCGGCGCACGTTCTTGCAGGTCTGGCATGGCCTCAGTCATTGCCTCTTGCATCGCTGTTCTCATGCTCATTTCCTTTCGCTTCG